CCAGATGTGCATCCAGTCACCGTATTGACGATCGATGCGTTGACCACCAATTTCAACTTCAACTTGTGCGATAAGTTGTTCACCAGGGAAATCTAACCAACGGGCATAGACAGAGTATGCACCAGATGATAAAGAAGCAGAGTTACCCATAAGTTGGTTGATCTCAGGAAGGGTAACTTGTAAGTAGGTGCGGTAAGCAAGATCACCGTTTCTACTGATTATGCAAGTTACACGACGACCGAAATCAGCTTGGCCGTTGAAGGTTTGCTCAATTGACTCAATTGAGAAGTTGGTGTATCTACGATAAGTGACTTTCCAGAAAGTGATTTGAGGGTTACCTGTTAAGTAAACGTCCTGAGCACCGTAAGCGACAAGTTGCATTAAGCCTCCTCCCATGTTTATAATATTGCTAAAGAAAAAAATTTTTAGAAATTTAATTTAATTCATTTAATTAATTCATATTTACTAATATTCAACACCAACATGAAAAGTTATGAAACAACTTTATTCAAGTCCGAGTTTGACTTCATAAATGTAAGTAAATATGAATCGTGTAAGATTTCTTTTTTGCCTTCGTGATTTTTCGTAAAAATGTAAAGGTCGTTCTTTTTCTTGATTTTCCAACCATCATTCAATGCATTGTACAAAAACACCATTTTATGGAACTTTTCATTTTCTAAAGTAATATCTTTTTTATTTTCAATGTTTATTTTGATTTGTATTGGTTCATCCATTTATCCTTAATATTTTCAAGAAAACTAAAAATAATTTTAAACCAACAAAAATTATAATATTTTCATCAATAAGTAATTAAAAAATTCAGTTTATTTTTATAAAGTACAACAATATATGCCAAGTTTCAAACCGAAGACAACCAAAAAAATCAAGGTAAATAAAAAAAGTATAGTTACCTTAGATGGAAAACACAACGAGTTTATTAATGAGTTTAACAAGGATGAACAAGATAAAGTACCTAAACTAAAAGATGAAAAGGGGGAAATATTGATTCAGTTAAAAGAAAATGAAGAAACCCAAAATTTATCAATAGAACAAGTATTAGACCTAAAGGATCGTATTGGAGAAATCAATGAAGAAATTAAAAATATTAGAATGAAAAAAAAAGAATATTTTTTAGATAATTCTAAATATATTTTTGATTATTTTGAAAATAAAAAAAACATTTCCAACGGGGTTGAAAATGCAAATAAGTCAAAGAGTAAAATATTGAATTCTTTTTTTAAAATAAATCAAGATGATACGAATGAAGATGCGAATAATATTAATAATAAAAACAAAAATATTTTTAAAAAATATTTATCCAACATAGATGATTCTTTCCTAGATATAAATGCATTTATAAGACCATCCGATATATGCCAACATTGTTTTAAAGGTGAGTTAATACCCCTAGATGATGAAGGGGTGCTGATATGTAATTCTTGTTCAAAAAACGTCCAATATTTAATAGAAAATGAAAAACCATCTTATAAGGAACCACCTAAAGAAGTTTGTTTTTATGCTTATAAAAAAATTAATCATTTCAAAGAAATTTTGGCACAGTTTCAAGGAAAGGAAACAACGCAAATACCAGAAGAAGTTATTGAAAATTTAAAACAACAGATTAAAAAGGAGAGAATTGATATGAATAAAATGACTTATTATAAAACCAAAGAAGTATTGAAAAAATTAGGATACAACAAGTATTATGAACATATCAATTTTATTAAAGACAAATTGGGTTTAAAACCACCTATTATTTCGCAAGAGTTGGAAGAAATATTGTGTAATTTTTTTATGGAAATTCAATACCCCTATGCGAAGCATTGCCCAGACTATCGTGTTAATTTTTTACATTATTATTATGTTTTATACAAGTTATTTGAGTTATTGGGAGAGAAAGATTATTTGTCGGAGATTCCGATGTTGAAAGATAGAGAGAAACTGATAGAACAAGATACCATTTGGAAAAAAATATGTGAAGAGTTAGACTGGGAGTTTATCGCAACTATTTAGTTTTTTTATTTAATAAAAGTACTCTATAAAAATATACTTAAAAAAATCACAGAATATATACAAAATGTCTATAGCTTGTGTTAGTGGCTATTTTGATCCAATACATATTGGTCATATAGAATATATGAAGATGTCCAAAGGAGCTGCAGATAAATTAATGGTTATTGTAAATAACGATGAACAAGCTATCCTTAAAAAAGGAAAAGCTTTTATGCCAGTTGATGAAAGGATAAAAATTATTCAAGAATTGAAATGCGTTGATTATGTAGTTAAGTCAGTTGACTTGGATAGAACAGTATGTAAAACGTTGGAAACTGTTACACCAAGACCAACATTTTTCTGTAATGGTGGTGACCAAAACAACAATAGTATACCAGAAGCAGATATATGTAACAAGTTAGGCATACTGCTTCTTGATGGGTTTGGAGAAAAAATACAGTCTAGTTCGTGGTTAATTAAAGGACATAAGTAAAATAGTTATGAATTATGTTTCATAACTATTTTATAACTATTTTATACTTTTGTTAAAATAAACTATTTTATTACAAACCTCCCGGGAATCCGACTAGATTTGCACCGATACCGAATCCAGCACCAGAACGGGCAGTTACACCAATACTTGGAATATAAGTATCCAAGATACTAAAGGTGGCGGCAGCAGTTAATGCAAGTAAGACAATTTCATCAATCTTTAAAGATTGTTTTGGAATAGCGTATGCGGCAATAGCAACCATTAAACCTTCAACAAGGTACTTGATGACTCTTTTGACAAGTTCGGCAATATCAAACATTTATATTAAATAATAAGAAAAAAAAATGGAAATTAAAAATAATTAATTTGCGAAATAAAAACTTAAATGAATTCATACAAAATAAGTTATAATGAGTACCCCCAATAGTAGTTTTGAACGAAAAACCGATTTATCTGGAAAACCAAATCCTAAATATGTTGACTTATTGGAAGAAGACAAACCAATCGCCGGACAAAAATTCGTTTGTGTATCTTTTGTTTCTCCGGATAAAATTTTAAAGCAAAAAGAAATTTTTTTATTTGAACAGTTCCTAAAGAAGTGGGATTTTTCTAAATCTATGGAAAAGTTTCATCAATTTTTAAATTTTGTATCTTATAAATACAAGTTAGTTTTTGATGATATTACTAAAGACTTTCAAGAATTTATTAAAGAAGAATATGACAATTTATTACAAAGTAGTATGGAAGATGACTTTAAAACATTTTTAGACCAAAATGAAGAGGAACTTGAAAATGCTTTTAATCTAAAACACAATTTCCAAACTTGCACACGTGGGTTAAAAATTAGAGGCGTGTATCCAACAATGGAAGAAGCCGAATTGCGCTGTAAGATGTTGCGCGAACTAGACCCTAACCACGATGTTTTTGTTGGTCCAGTTGGATTATGGATGCCTTGGGACCCAGAGGCATACAAAACTGGCAGAGTTGAATATATGGAGGAGGAATTGAATCAGTTAATGCAAGAAAAGACCAAGAATGAAGATTTTGCTAAAAGTGCATTTGAACAACGTGTGAAAGAGACTAAGAAAAAGGCAATTGAAGAAAATATTCGTAAGGCGGAAAGTACTGGTGCTTCTTTGACACAAACAATAGATGAAGAAGGCAATTTGATTGGTGTAAATAATATGAATACACAAGAAACAGTTTTGAAAGAACAAGATGTTATTTCATCTGCGGATATTCGTAAAGAACTTTTTGAAGGTGACAATATTATTACTGGAAAGACCGATAATGGTCAAAGTGAGTTGGTAAGTGGTCCATTTGCTAAAAAAAAAGGTGAATAATAGAAATTATTTTGTTGTAGAAAAATAAACTCTGATTAAAAGTGCAAAAAAATATTTTTTTCATAACTTATATAAATTATGAAAAATGCTAAATTTGTATTATTGTTTTCAATTGTGATATTCGCCGTTTTTAGTTTTGTTGTCTTTAGAGGTGTAGAAGGTTATCGTGGCGGTGGCGGTGGTGGTGGTGGTGGACACGGAGGTGGTGGAGGTCGTGGTGGTGGAGGTGGAGGTCGTGGTGGCGGTGGTCACGGACACGGAGGTTACGGAGGATATGGAGGACACGGGCGAGGGTATGGTTACTACGGAGGTTACGGTGGTGGATCCACAAGTTATGGTGTGAGTCCATTGTATTTAGACTACTACGGAGGTTATAACCCAAACTATTATTTATATGATGATAGTGAATATTATTTAGTAAAAAGACCTCGTGGTCAATATATTTTAGATATATAAATAAAACACTTAAAAATGTGTTGTTAAATAAATTTAAGTGTATAAAATATGACTTACACAAAAGTAAGCGATAAAGAACCAAAACATCTTTTTTTAGATGAAAAGAAAACCAGTATGAATTTAATTGTTCATGGACAAGGAGTATTCATTTTTCAAAATCAAGATAATACCAAAAGTTCTTGTTTTCAGTTGTACAACAAAGACAATAAAAATGGATTGAAAGTAGAATTTAGTGTAGACTCCGTAAAAGTGACTAAGATACCAAGTAGCGAATCATTCGTAGATGATGCAAATAATAAAGGTTTAATAAATAAAAAGGGTTCATATTATTGGTTTAGTCTTGATTCTCAAAATCAAAAACTACAAGCGGGAGTTGGCGAACCTCGTATAGAAAACGTGATATATACTTATCAATTTTCAAATGCTGATAAAATATTGTGGGAAACAAATAAGACTTTTTTAGAGAGTTTGATTTCTGTAAATGCAAGTGATAAAAATATAAAAC